GCCATTCGCCGTGCCGACCAGTTCGTGGAGCCGCTTGACGTGGTGCCCCTCTACACCACCCCGCCCGCGCCGCAGTCGCTGCGTGACCTGTGCGCGGCGGCATATCAGGTGGTCGGGGTAGCAGACGGGCCGGTCGAGATGCTCGACAACCTCTGGGCCGCAGCAGAGGGTAAGCCGCTTCCTCACGATCCGGGTGCCGGCCTTCCGTGGTCACCACCAGCTCCGCAGCGATGACTGACCCCCAAGAAAAAGGCCCGCCGGGTGAGGGCGGGCCGAAGTTGCGTGGGCGGCAACAGGATGAGAGTCCCGGAAAGGACAACGGTAGTCTATGACATCATCAAGCACTGTGCAACACCCCGCGTCTGTAGACGCCTACATTCGCCACGGCTGGTCGCTCGTGCCCATCCCGCACGGGTCCAAGGGTCCGCAGACACACGGGTGGAACCGGCGTGAGGCTGCGCTGCAGTCCAGCGCCAGTCTGCCACCGAACCACGGGATCGGGCTGGCCCACGCATACAGTGGCACGATGGCGCTGGACATCGACGACTGGCCCATCGCCGCGTCGATGCTGATGCTGGCCGGCATCGACCTCCAGTCGCTCTACGATGCCCCCGATGCCGTGGTGATTGACTCTGGTCGACCAGGGCACGGCAAGTTGATCTACGCGATGCCGTTCGGCCTGGCGCTGCCGTCGAAGCGCGTCACACTCGACAAGGTGGTGTACGAGCTACGCTGCGCCACAGCAGACGGCCTGACGGTGCAGGACGTGCTGCCGCCGACGATCCACCCGCAGACGCAGCAGCCCTATCGGTGGGCTGGCCGGGGGCACTGGTCGCGCCTGCCCGTCATCCCGATGGCACTTCTCAACCTGTGGCAGACGATGCTGGCCGAGGTTGATCGGCAAGAGCCGGTTGCCTCAACCGAGGTAGCCACGGCAGAGTGGGACGAGGTGCGCTCCGCGCTGCAGGCGATCCCGGCGACGTGCAGCCGCGACGAGTGGATCTCCTGCGGCATGGCGATTCACCACGCCGCCACAGCGCAGGGCATGCTGGCCGAGGGCTATCGGCTGTGGCATGCATGGAGCGCCAGCGCACCGTCGAAGTACCCTGGGCCGCGCGTCGTCGAAGCACAGTGGCGCAGCTTCCGCAGCGACAAGGCCACGGTGGTGCGTCTGGGCACGCTGTTCGCACTCGCTCGCCGGCACGGGTGGACCAAGCCATCGCCCGACGCATCGGCGCTGTTCCGCCCCGTCTCGCAACTGGTGACGCCGACGCAGCTCGCAGCGATGGTGGCAGACCAGGCACCTCCAGCGCCGCAGATCGACCCGTCCCTGTGGCCCGAGCCGCTGGCCCGTCGAGCCGTCGAAGTGTCGGAGCACGTCGGCTGCGATCCGCTGATCCCGTTGTACGCCGGCCTGGCTGCGATCAGCGGGGTGGCCGATGCCCGCTCCCGGTTGCGACTGATGGAAGGGTACGAGGTGCCGCCGGTGGTGTGGCTGATGGTGGTGGGCAGTCCAGCAGACAAGAAGTCCCCGGGCTCGCAGCCGATGATCGAGCCGCTGCACACGCTTGAATCCGAGGACGTGCCCCGGTGGAAGAAGGCCCTACTTTCATGGGAGGCGCAGGAAGCGCTCTACAGCGCCCAGAAGAAGGACTATCTCGAAGCGGCATCGACCGGCATCGGCATGGGTGAACTGCCCCCGGTGATCGAACTGCCAGCGCAGCCGCAGCCGCTGCGGATCAAGGTGAGCGACATCACGTCGCAGAAGCTGGTGCGCTACTCGGCGGATCGTCCCCGGGGGCTGCTGTGCTTCCTTGATGAAATGTCGGCGTGGGCACGGAAGATGTACGACCGCGGATCTAGCGAGGATCGGTCAGCGTGGGTGCAGGCTTACGAGGCGCGGCGATACGAGATGGATCGGGTGGGCAGCGGGTCCATCATGGCCGAAACCTTTGCAATCAGCGTCTACGGGAACATCCAGCCTGCAGTGCTGCGCCAGTCGGTCGAGTACCTAGCATCCGACGGCCTGCTGCAGCGCTTTGTTCCGGGCATTCTGGACACGACTCGCACGCGCCGAGGTGAGCCGGGGCCGACTGCGGGGCCGCAGGAATGGGAGCAGATCGTTCGTCTCGTCCACAGTCTGCCGACGAGCACGTACACGCTCTCACCCGAGGCATTCGACCTGTTCCGGCAGTTTCAGTTGTGGTTTGAGCAGAGCAAGCGGGACGAAGTGACGCTGCAGTCGGATGATTCGTACTTGACCGCCTACGGCAAGCTGGAGGGCACGACAGCACGAATCACGCTGCTCTGGCATCTGATCGAGGCCCCTTTCTCAACCGTGGTGCAGGCCGACACTCTGGCACGGGCGATCCGGTTCACGAGGGAATACCTGATCCCCGCGCTTCGGTACACGCTCTCGCACGTAACGACCACGCAATCGTTCGACGCATGGGTTCGTGATTACCTGCTGTATCACTGCGAGGGGCGCGAGTCGATCACCCTGTCAGACATCAGGCGTGGAGCTCGCCGGCAACTGGAGGCGATCCGCTCGCCAGCCGTCCAGGACCAGATGGTGCTCGAAGCAATGGAACCGCTCGAACGTGCGGGGTGGGTGATCAAGAGCGAGGGTACGTCTGTTCGGTCGGTGCAATGGGCGATCAACCCGGCGGTCGCCCAGGCATTCGCGGATCAGCGGCGGAAGATCGTGCTTGCCAGGCAGCGCCAGCAGGACGAGCGCACGCGGATCGCCAAGCTGCCCAGGCGCATCGTGGCCGGGTACGATCCAGCATGGGACGACGAACTGCAGACAGGTACGTGAAAAAGGGGCCGCGAGGCCCCTTTTCTTCTGGTGCAGTGGTTCACTTCCTCCCCGGCATCAGTTGCTCGTGGATCCCCGGCGCGAGAGCCTCCACGGTGCCGAGCACGTCCAGCAGACGATGGAGCACGCTAGGGGGCTCGCGGTGCCCGTCTCGCCAGTTCCTGAAGGTAGCAACGGGAACGCCCAGGTACTGAGCCATTGCCTGTGCCGATAAGTCGAGCCGTGCCTGTACGAGTGACAGGGTGACGCTGGCATCGGTGGCGCGAGTGGCGCGTACCCGGGGGCGTCCGGGGGATCGGGTGGTGTCGGTCATTCGTCATCCTCCTGTTCAGTGAGCACCAGCGCCACGAGTAGCGCGGCGATTGTTCCAATGATTCCCGCGATGATCATCGGTCGCCCCCACTGGTGACCCGTGCAGCGTAGTCGGCAGCTGCGCAATCGGCGTAGTCGGCATCAGGGATCGGGTCGAGTTCGTCCGGTTCCTCCTCACCCGATGCTTGCCATTCGATGCCGTGCGCGGCGCACATGGTGCGGACCTCCTCATCTCCCATCCAGCTCAGGCAGTGGGCGAGCAGGGGCGCTGGGTCGAGTAGACCCTCCTCGATCATCTCTAGCAGTTGCGTGGTGCATTCGCGGGTCATTCGTCATCCTTCAGTGACTTGCACAGCTCGATGATCTGCGCATGGGTGGTGCCCTTAGGGGCGATTAGTTCGTAGTGTTGCCCGCCGATGCGTGCGCAGAATGTGTACAGATCATCGGTCTGACACTCGGGCACGCGGAAGCTTTCGGTGTCGCCGACCCGATGCCAGTCGGCGGGGAAAAGAACCTCGAACATGTCGAAGAAGCGCGACTCTTCGATGCGGCGAGGTGCTTCCCCGCGGTTGCGTCGCATCGCGTCATAACGGGCCATCGTCTCTTCGTATGTCATTCGTCATCTCCAGTAAAGAAGTCGATCAGGAACGCCACGATGGCGACGATGGCGAAAACAGAAACACCGGTTGCCAACAGGAACGCGGGCAGGTTGATCTCGTACCACATAGACGGGTCTCCTCTCAGCCGACCATTAGGGCCAGCACGGTTAAGGGTAGGGCGAGCCACCAGGGCGTAAGGGCCCAGATGACGACCAGGCATGCAACGAAGACCAGTAGGTGCATCGGGATCTCCTCACAGTTCAGGGCTTACTGGTCTCTCGCCCGTGATGCTGGCGATCACGTCCAGGGCGAATTCGACGTCGTTATCATCAGCTGCAGGGTGGGTGATTCTCTGCAGAGCTTTCAGCATGATCGGTGCCGATGCGATCAGGCGATCTTGGTCGATTGAGTGAACATGCATCGTGATCTCCTCAAAACGGCGCATCGGGCAGACACTCCAGGTCTGCCGTCCGCAGTCTCTTATCGGGCACCAGGGGCGCCGCGACAGGATAGGTTAGGGGTCTTAGGGGAAACGGCCAGTTCCCGCCCCTATCGGGTTCTATGGGCCGACGAGGGCGGGCATGGGCGCGGTGCCCAGCCTGCCCGCAGTAGGTGCAGATTTTCTCGATCACGCGGTAGCCCACGAGGGCAAGCCCGGGTGCCGCATGTCGTCAGCGTCGACGCGCAGGGGCATGATTACCCCGAGCGCGTCGCGTCCGAGACCCGAGACCAGGGCGCCGCCGCGCCCGTTGTGGTGGACGACGGGCTTGAACTTTTCAGAACCACCGAGAAGCGCGCGGACGTCGCCAAACGTCGCTACCAGGGCGGGATCGAACTGCGCCACTTCAAACGATGCGCTGCCGGGCATGACCCGGCGCCAGTCCGGATAACGCCCTTCGACGGGCTTCGTTGTCGTGGTCGTGGCGCCCGTGATAGTGATCGTATCAGGGGCCTTGATGGTGACGCCATGCCGATCGGGGTCCGGGGTCTGTGCGCCGGGGATGATCTCGACGGTAATCGGCAGCGTCGTTCGCCCGACCTTCCCGGGCTTGACTGCTTCGAGAGCCTCGCGCGGGATGATCCATTGCCCGACGGCGCGGTCGCCTTCGATGTTGTCGTCCACGTAGGGCACGGAGAGCAACACGTGACCATTCGTTGCCACCAGGGTGACGTCCTGCGCTCGGACGTCGACCAGTACTCCCTTCAGGTAGTAGCGGATGTCCTGCTTCGGAGCGACGAGCAGCAGGGCCTTGAGGATGTTGTGTTCGATTGTGAGTTTCATTTCCGGTTCTCCTTATGGTGGTGGGTCAAAGGGTAGCGCGATAAGCCAGACCCGAAGAGATGACCCCGTCGCGCTGCAGCCAGTCGATCCAGTCGACGAAGGTGCAACGGACAGTCGCGCAATGGTGGTTTTGCCGCTTGGACAGAATCCCGGCTTCCCGGGCTTGTTCTGCGAAGAGGGGGTGTGCGTCCCAAAATGCGCGGCGCAGGGCGCGTTGGCTGGTGATACGGTTCATTTCCGGGTTCTCCTATCTAGTTGGTTCAAAGACACAGCGCCAGAATAGCGCCAATGACACAGCCGGCGAATAGGGCGAACCCGTAGTCGACCAGGCGCATAGGTACGTTCCACATGGTCAGCCCAGCAGGATGACGAGGGCGATGCTCAGCGGAACTCCCTGCTTGCGCAGGTTCCGCGCTGCCTGCTGGTAGCCGACTTCCCGGGCCTGCTGGCGGGCCTTGCCGACGATCCATCGGCCGGCGGAGATGTAAGTCGCGAGGGTTCGCATGGTGCGTGCTCCGGGTACTGTTACGGGCGCGGCCACTGACGGACGAGCGCGCCGTCCGGGCCGTAGAGCTTGACACTTCGGACGCGCTCGCTGTGCTCGCCTATGCCGGGTGCGTGGGCGTATGCCCAGGCGGCGTCCTTGTATGCGTCAACGGCTTTGTCTTCGTCGTCGAAAGTGTCGACGCTATCGGGCGCGGTATGCCAGTGTTGGACAAGTCTGTAGGTCATGGTGCGTGCTCCTGCAGTGGTTGACGACGAAGTGATGATAGGTCCGATGGTGTAATGGTGCACTAGTGGAAACCCTTAGGTTCATTGTCGAGTGCGACACTGTGACTGGTGGGGGGGTGTTGGATTTCGACTGTCGTAATTGATATTTAAAAAATGACCCCATAGTCAGAAAACTACATGGTCACAGTCCCCACCATCGCACCATCCCTAGATCCACCGCACCACCGGATTCTGTCACAACGTCACACCGCACACTGTGTCAATGGACATTAGGGTTTCCCCTAATGTGCAATGGGTCAATGGTGGATACGATGACATTGTCGTCAACGAACCAAGGAAAGAGCATGTCGGTCTACCGAGAGATGGGGTATGAAAGCCGCAGGGACTACCTGGAAAGCTTGGCCGCCGAGATGGACATCGATGTCAACATCGTTTTCACCCTGGCGTCGCTGTTAGGGCCGAGCGAGGATTTTGACGGCCTCGTCACTTCGCTCGAGGATGAATACACCTGAGACCCTGGGGGCCACGCTCCCTGGGGGCCACGCTCCCTGGGGGCCACGCTCCCTGGGGGCCACGCTCCCTGGTCCTGCTGCAGCACGGGAGCAGGGGGCAGGGGGCAGGGGGGAGCGGCGGGCGGGTGGGGGTACCCCTCGACTGAGCCAGCCCCGTGTTCAAAAACGTACACCCCACAAAAATTTTCAGCACCCCCGAACCCGTAAGTCATTGAACCAATCTATCCCATCAACCTCGCCGGAATCCTTGAACCAATCCATTCCCTTCTTCCACCAACCCCACCTCGTACACCCCCGAGCCCTACCCCCTCGTGCTACACTCGTCGCATGGAGCAGAATCCGCCAGTCGCTCAGGCGATTCCCACGTGGCTTGATGCCACCTCGTCGCCTAGTCACAGCGTCACACCGCACATCTCGCAGGCCAAAGCGGCCAGGATGACCCGGGAGGGTCAGGAGGCGGTATTCCTCGCCATGTTCGAGCGAGTCCTTGGCGAGATGGTGCGCGGACGCACCCTCAAGAACGTCATCGAGCACGACGTTCGCCAGATTGACTACGAAGCCTTCTTCCGCTGGATCAAACGCAACCCCGCTCGTCATGAACGGTACAAGGAGGCCAAGGAGCTACGCACCGAGTGGTGGGCTGGTCGCCTCGTCGAGATCGCCGATGCCGATGACAGCACCGAGGACGTGGCACGCTCTCGTCTGCGCGTGGACACCCTGAAGTGGCTCATGGGTGCCGACAACCGGAAGACCTACGGCGACACGAAGCAGGTCGAGATCAACCAGTCCATCAGCATCACCGCAGCACTCGAACAGGCTCGGGCACGGGTGCAGATGATCCACCCCATCGAAGACGTCGTTGACGTGGACACCATGGGGCTGATCGAGCACCGGCAAGAACAGCAGACTGAGGACAACGACTGATGCCAGCGCAGCGCCAACGCTACAGCGCCGAGGATGAGCAGCTACTCATGTCGCAGATGTGGTCGCCCCACGTCGCCGACGACCCCGAGACGTTCGTGATGTTCACGTTCCCCTGGGGGCAGAAGAACACTCCCCTCGAACACTTCAGCGGACCGCGTACCTGGCAGCGGGAGGTGCTGCGCTCAATCACTCGTCACATCCGCACGAACCGCAGCCCCGGGGCCGTGCTCCAGGCGATGCGTAGCGCCATCGCATCGGGCCGGGGGATCGGGAAGAGCGCACTCGTGTCGTGGCTCATCTTGTGGATGCTGTCGACGCGGATCGGTTCTTCCGTGATCGTCAGTGCCAACAGCGAACCGCAGTTGAGGTCGGTCACCTGGGGCGAACTGACGAAGTGGGCCACGATGGCGATTAACGCGCACTGGTGGGAGCCGTCGGCGACCAAGTTGGTGCCTGCAGCGTGGCTCACTACCCTCGTCGAGCGGGATCTGAGCAAGGGCACGCGGTACTGGGGTGCCGAGGGGAAACTGTGGAGCGAGGAGAACCCGGATGCGTATGCGGGTGTCCACAATCACGACGGCATGATGGTGATTTTCGACGAGGCCAGCGGCATCCCGGACACCATCTGGTCCGTGGCTGCGGGCTTCTTCACCGAGCCCATCGTTGACAGGTACTGGCTCGCGTTCAGCAACCCTCGCCGACCCAGCGGGTACTTCTACGAGTGCTTCACGTCGAGGCGGGACTTCTGGCAGACGCGGCAGATCGACTCTCGCACGGTCGAGGGCACCGACAAGGCGGTGTACGACCAGATCATCGCGGAGCACGGTGAGGACAGCCGGGAGGCGCGCATCGAGGTGTACGGTCAGTTCCCCAGCACCGGGGACGACCAGTTCATCGACCTGCAGCGGGTCGAGGAGGCGATGAAGCGCGAGGCTGTGCCCGACCCCAGTGCGCCCGTCGTCATCGGCGTGGACCCGGCGCGCAGCGGGGCGGACAGCACGGTGATCGCGGTGCGGCAGGGGCGGACGATCCTGACGCTGCGGCGGTACAAGGGCGAGGACACCATGACTGTCGTCGGGCACGTCATTCGCACCATCGAGGAGTTCCGCCCGACGTTGACGGTGGTGGACGAGGGTGGCCTGGGCGCCGGGGTACTTGACAGGCTCAAGGAGCAGCGGTACAAGGTGCGCGGGGTCAACTTCGGATGGAAGTCGAGCAGGCCGGCGATGTACGGCAACAAGCGTGCTGAAATCTGGGGTGCGCTCAAGGAGTGGCTGTCCACAGCGTCGATCCCCAACGACAAGCACCTGCGCGACGACCTCACGGGGCCACGGGTCAAGCCAAACAGCGCCGGGGCCATCTTCCTGGAGTCGAAGAAGGAGATGAAAGCCCGAGGACTCGCCTCTCCCGACGCTGCCGATGCCATCGCCGTCACCTTCGCGTTCCCCATCGGCACCGACGACCCGGTGCTCAACCAGCGAGGCGCATCGCACTCGCGCATCGTAGTTCCAACGGTAAACTACTGGAACGCGACACAGAGAGCATGACATGGCACGCCCCTCGAACGAACAGCGCATGAACGACATCCACCAGGAGGCCATGGCGGAGTTCGACAAGATCCAGACTGCGCTGGGCGACGAGCGTCTGCAGTGTCTGCAGGACCGCCGGTTCTACTCCATCGCGGGTGCGCAGTGGGAAGGCCCACTGTTCCAGCAGTACAAGAACAAGCCTCGACTGGAGGTCAACAAGATCGCGCTGGCCGTGCAGCGGATCTTCAGCGAGTACCGGAACAACCGCATCACCGTCAACTTCATCTCGAAGGACGGGTCGAAGAACCGGAACCTCGCGGACATCTGCGACAAGCTCTACCGCGCCGACGAGCAGGACTCGTGCGCCGAGGAGGCGTATGACAACGCCTTCGAGGAGGGCGTGGCCGGCGGGTTCGGGGCGTGGCGTCTGCGGGCCGAGTACGAGGACGAGGAAGACCCGGACAACGAGTACCAGCGTATCAGGATCGAGCCGATCTTCGACGCTGACGCCTCGGTGTTCTTCGACCTCAACGCCAAGCGGCAGGACAAGTCGGACGCCAGGCACTGCTTCGTGCTGACGTCCATGACCCGTTCTTCCTACATGCGGGAGTGGAACGACGACCCGGCGACGTGGCCAAAAATCGTCCATCAGAGCGAGTTCGACTGGCAGACGCCCGACGTGGTGTACATCGCCGAGTTCTACCGGGTCGAGAACGTGCGCGAGACGCTGCACATCTTCGAGGCCATCGACGGCACCGAGGAGAAGTACCTCGAAAGCGAACTGGACGACGAGACTCGTGCGACGCTGGATGCCGTGGGCACCATCGAGGTGAGGCAGCGCAAGATCACGCGCAAGCGGGTCCACAAGTACATCATGTCCGGTGGCCGGGTGCTGGAGGACGTGGGTTTCCTGGCTGGGAAGTACATCCCCATCGTGCCGTTCTACGGCAAGCGGTGGTTCATCGACAACGTGGAGCGGTGTTCCGGTCACGTCCGCACGGCGAAGGATGCCCAGCGGCTGAAGAACATGCAGCTCTCCAAGCTCGCAGAGATCAGCGCGCTGTCGAGCATCGAGAAGCCGATCATGACCCCGGAGCAGGTGGCGGGGCACCAGGTGATGTGGTCTGAGGACAACATCAAGAACTACCCGTATCTGCTGATCAACCCCGTCACGGGGCCGGACGGGAACACGCAGGTCGGTGGGCCGGTGGCCTACACGAAGTCGGCATCGGTGCCCCCGGCGCTGGCGGGCCTGCTACAGATCACTGAGCAGGACATCCGTGACCTGCTGGGTAACCAGGAGCAGGGCGACAAGATCGTCAGCAACATCTCGGGCAAGGCGCTGGAGACCGTCCAGCAGCGGCTCGATATGCAGAGTTACATCTACCTGTCGAACATGGCGAAGGCCATTCGGCGGTGCGGTGAAATCTGGCTGTCGATGGCGAAGGATCTCTACATCGAGCCCAAGCGCAAGATGAAGGGCCTGGGCCTGCAGAACACCGTCGAGAGCATCGAACTCATGAAGCCGATGATCGACGAGCAGGGTGAGTTGCGTTACGAAGGCGACCTGAGCACTGCGGACTTCGATGTCAGCGTGGATGTTGGCCCGTCGTTCCGTTCGCAGCGCGAAGCCATCGTCCAGTCGCTCACGAACCTCGCTGCGGTGACGCAAGACCCGCAGACGCAGGCCGTGCTCCAGGCCATGATCATCATGAACATGGAAGGCGAGGGTCTGGCCGACGCGCGAGAGTTCTTCCGCAAGAAGCTCGTGGACATGGGTGTCGTCAAGCCGACTGATGAGGACATCAAGGCGGCCGAGGCGGCAGCGGCCAACGCGCAGCCTGATCCGAACGCTGTCTTCGTCCAAGCTGCTGCCGAGAAGGCGATGGCCGAGGCCGAGAAGGCCCGCGCCGATGCGGTCAAGACGGCGGCAGACACCGAGTTGGTCAAGGCCAAGACGGTCGAGACACTGGATCGTCC